GCCATAGGAACCGATGGTGTATGTGCCCCACGGATGCGGGGAAGTGCCAACTGGGCCGTTATTGTAAACGCCAGCGCCGAACTCAATGAACAGCGCTTCGTTTCCGTCCGCAATCACGGTGGTCACGCTTCCGTCATCCTCAACGGTCACTTGCACGTCGCTTGAATTGCCTTGACCAATGATCACGTCGCTTACAAGCGAAGTGCTGAAACCGTGCGAAGCGCTCCAGGCAATTCTTTCCCCCACCAACTGCCTAAGCCTGTCGCATTTTTGCAGTAAATCATCACGGTACGCTTTCACTTCGGCAATGGCCCTTTCGATGGACGCGGCATCCAGCGAGAAAGAAATGGTTTTCACCGCCATTTTTTACACGCTCCCCGCATGGTTCACAGGACGCTTTTTCAGCGCTACCGCCAGCACGTTCAGGCTGGGCCGCACGGCCTTGATTTCGTATTCCGCGCCGTTCCAAAGAATCAATCCGTCCTCGGATATGTCGGCGTTTGGGTTGTCCAGAAGCAGCACATGGCTGTACTGAATGTCGATGCCAAACAGCTTATCCGTGGCAAAGCCTGTCGGGGAAGATATATTTCCGCGATAGGTTACGGGGTCTGCATATACGGGCTTTCCATTGCCCGTGTGCCGCCCGTTGATGATTGTTTCCTGCTTTCCGGCATAGGCCCGGTACTGAAAAACGGTGGTGTTTCTTCGCAATAGACGCATTTGCTTTACCTCGGAATCCCCACGGCGGGAAACACGTCCCACAGCATATCCTCCGGCACGTCGGAACTTTTGTAGTTCCGATGGATACCGTTTTCAATGTGCTGGGTTTCGCCCTCTGCGCCGCGCTTGTTGAGAAGGTAAGCCGCTACCCTAATCTGCTTGGATTCGTACCGCTTGGGAATGTCCATGCTCTCATAAGCATCATCATCCATGTACGGATACATGCGGTTCAGGATTACGTCTTTTGCCTGAGCAAGATAGGAAAGCAGGGTGGAATCATCATCATCCACAGGGTCGAGAATCAACCTCAGTTCTGCCAGTTTTACCGAATCTTCCATCCTGCTTCCCTCCTTTGCTCATTCTTCGGTTTCCGTTTTCCGCTTGCGCCCGCGTCTGGCGGGTTCGGCGTGTTCCGGCGCGTCCGGCTCTTCGCTTACCACTTCCGCATATTGGGCCATTTCAGGCGCGTCCGCATCATCAATGGTAAACACTTCCCCTGCCTTGTGCCATTGCCCGTTGTATTTCACCCAATGCTTGGCCTTTACTTTCATTGGCTGTCACCCCTTATCAGGCGGTGACTTTCAGCAGGGCCACTTCGTCCATGCGCTCATAGCTGGGCAGCACGATTTCGGAGGCATAGGTGTTCAAGTTCACGGGGTTCACGGTGGGTTCCTGGGTGATGGCAATGCCGTTTTCCACAATCGCCACTTCCGCAATGGCCTTGCCCCGCAGATCGGCTTCTTCGGGAGTGGTTCCGCGCCAGGTGTTGCCCAGCGTGCCTTCGGGAAGCAGGGCCACGTAGCCGTCAGGAACGAATTTGTGGGTCTGCTTGCTTTCATCGGCGTACTGCTTATCGTACACGATGATGCCCTCCAGATCCAGCGTGTCTTTCAGCACATTGGCAATATCCCGGTCGCTCAGGTAGCCAACGCTCAGGCCGTTGGTAGTCAGGAAGCGTTTCTTCACGGCATCGGTGTTCCGCAGCAGACGGAAGGTGGTGCTGTTCATAGCGGCGTAGCGGGTAATGCCGCCATTTTCAGCCACGGCATCCTTCGCGGTCTGAATATCGGCAAAGGGATCAGCGGTGCTGGTGGCAGTCCACAGGGCCGTGTCTGTCAGCGCAAAGTAGTTGGTGGATTTCCACTGGCGAACGCCGCCCACTTCGGGGTCATAGTCGTAGGTGTAATCTACGCCGTTGGCCTTGATGGAAATGCCTACGTTGCCGCCCTCAGCGAAAAGCAGCTGCATAATCATCCGTTCAGGAACAACCAGAGCGCCTTCCAGAAGATTTTGCGCGTCATCGAACACCCGGGCAATCACTTCACGCACGTAGGGGTTCGCGGTGTCCTGGAACATCAGGATATTCTGGCGGTCGCGTTCCTTGAGCTTGAAGCCCTCACGGAAGAAGGGCATTTCGGTTTCGGTCAGCGCCACGCCAGGACGGTCACGGAAGGTAGCCTTCACGTCGAACGCGGAGGGCATCAGGGAAACGGGCACGCCCTTGTGGCCCTTAATCCAGCTAAGGTCAAGACCGGCCTTTTGCTTGGCGGGGAACAGGGTTTCGCCCATATAGGGAATGCGGTTGCTTGTGGCTTCCGTCCAGTTCGCGGCAATCGCCGTAGGGCTTACCACAGCGCGGAAAGCATTAAAATCCATATCGGTTTCCTCCAATCTTTCATGTATTTATTCAGGCCATTGCACGTATCGGAATAAATGACCGCACGCCACACGCACGTCTGCATAAATGGGAATATGCGAATTGCGGCACAGTTCGCAGAAATACAAATCCTCACTCAGCATCCCACGGTTTGCGTCCCCGTAATTCACCCAATCGTACCAAGGGTAACTTGTCCTTTGGAAAACGGATGTTTTAATCAGGGCGCATCCCATGCCGCCGCCGTGAACGGGGATTTTGGTATCCCCGTTTGTCTTCATATCCTGCATTTCTTTGGCGCTGTATTCCGATTCCAGCGGATAGTGATAATACAGATTGCCGTTTTCGTCCTTTAATTTGCAGATGCACGTTTTTCCGCCGTATCGGTTGTCCGCGTTCCGGTGGGCGTAGTAGCCAAGGCAAACGTCCTTTGCGTCCTCCAACAGGCGCACAAGCGCGTCCTTGGGCAGAACAACGTCGTTATCCACCATCAGCACATAGTCCGTGTTCCGGTCTATCGCCATTTGCGCAATACGGTTTCTGGCGGTAGCTACGTCATATCCCCTCACGGATTCAAAAAGAATTTCGTTTCCGCCCTTGTCTATTTCAAAAATAGATTTATAGGTGTCCGGGTATATCGTTTCAAACGTGGGAACAGCAATCAGTATTTTCATGTTTTATCAGCCGTTAGTGGCCCCCGTAGCGCCGGTAGCGCCGGTAGCGCCGTTCACGCCAATATTGGTGCGGAAGATGATGCCGGGAAGCGCACCATACAGCGCGGAAGCGTAGGTAACGCCGGAATGGGTCTGGGCCTTGGTCGCGTCGATAATGCCCTGCACCACCATAGCGCCGTTGGGGTTGGAGGCAGTGTCCACGTCATACAGCAGCACGCCCACAGCGCCGGAGCCGGTGGTGGAAGCGCCAGCGTTCGTCAGGGGAGTACCAGCCTTTACGATGGTTCCGCTTTCAGGCGCGGCTACCTTCACGGGAATGGCCTGAAAATCATTGCTGGCAAGAATTTCGATGCCGCCAGCAACAGCGGTTTCAGAAAATTTCATAGTCAATCGCTCCTTTCGATAGGTTCATTTTCGTATCGGATAAGGCTTACCGAACGTATCCCGCCAGGCTGTCCTTCACAGATCGCCCGGTGGATGCGCGTTCACGCCCAATCTCCTTTGCCAAGGCGACGGCCTTTTGCATTTCCGCGTCCTCGCCGTTCGCTCCGCCAGCGCCGGGGGCGGGAACTCTGCCGAACTCAAGGCGCAGAGCCTTTTCCTTTGCCGACCACGCCCGCTGAATCTCCGTCAGCGCGTTTTCAATGTCCTCCGCGCCGTACAGGTATTCAGAAATCTTGCCGGACACTTCTTCATCGGTTCCCAGCTTGCTCATAACGGCCTTGATGGTCTTTGCGCTGGCAACCTCACGGCGAAGGGCTTCCAATTCCTTCTTGGTCGCCTCGTCCTGGGCTTTTTGCTCCTCAGCGGCAATTTCTTCGGCAGATTGCTTGGCCCGAAGCGCTTTCTTCGCGTCACCGGCTTCTTTGGTTGCTTTATCCAAAGCGGCTTTCAGTTTGGCGTAGTCGGCTTTGGCCTTTGCAAGTTCAGCGCTTACATCGTTGTCTTGCTTTTCTTCAACAATATCAGCTTTATCATTGCTATTGCTGTTTGTGGAAGTGTCAATAGTTTCAGCGAGAATTTCATTTTCAGACATCTTTACATCTCCTTTGCGTTTGAACGGTTCTCTCCGTGTGTTTGCGAATTTTATAAAGCGATTTCTCTACCGCCAATATTTATCTGGCATATCGCCAGTAATATCCACCAGCAGTCTTTGTTTTTCCATTGCAACATTTACTAATGCCTCCGTCTCTTATCCCTGTTTTTCTGTAAGCTTCCTTCATGCTTTTGTATGTACAAACAACATTACCGGCATTATCAATCTGATCAACAGCTTTGGATTTTTCTAATCCCAACTTTGCAATGCGGTTAAAGTCTTCTGCATGTCTGGCTCTGTTCTCTTGATTCTGATAATATTTTTTAAGAGAGACAGATATGTTGCTTTTCCATTCGTCAGTGGCTTTATGGGTTATTCCTTTGTGATGCTCACTCATTTTTCTTTTGGCTTCTTCCGAATGTTTATATCCAGTAGCTCTCTTTCTCAATTCTTCTATTGCAGAAGGATTTGAGTAATATTTTATTTTCCTTTCGGATAATTTGCGCCTTATTTCTGGAGTAATTTTCAGCCCAAATTCGCCGCCAAACGTTTGATTATAGCCGCGATTACGGTTTGTACTGTCATACATTGCAATCAAACTTTTTTCCATTTCCCAAGCTTCTTCTCTTGTCAACCCTGTTTTTATAATTTCATGATTGATGTTTTCCCAGCCATACTTCTTTATTGCAGAGTAGAAATGCGGTGATGTTGTATAGCCGCTTCCATTTTTTCTCCACCTTTCTTCTGGCTTTCTTGAAGTGATGCCAATGTAGACTTTTCCGTTTGGCGTAGTATGCTTATATACGGTATATTTCCCACTCATTTGTATTACCGCCTTTCGTAATTTCACACGCCTTTTTGAATTGGCGGAAGGTGGCAAGGCTCTCCACTTTTCGACCCGTCGATCTATCCGCCAAAATTGTTTTTTCTTTTCAAGATTCAATCGGCACTTTCAAGCCAACATCTGCAATTTCTATGCGGATGCGGCGGCACGTTGTTGATGCTGTATATACGCCCGTGCCGTGGGCCGCACTCCTCGCACACCAGTTCGTCATCTGCCGTCATCCACAGAACACGCTTCACGCCAGCCGCCCTGAAAGCGTCCAGCCTTGCCCGGTCTACAGTGTTCAGTGCGTATTGCCCCACTTGCTGTGTCCAGTACCGAAGCGCCCGGTCAATTTCGGCGTTCCTGTTTTCCGTTGCCGCCAGCGCTTCAATCAGCCTTTGCTTTTTGCGTTCCGCTTCCGGCAGGAAAGCGTACAGCGTTACCGGGTCGGCTTCCTCCAGCATGTCCAGAACCCAATCGTTGGTGATGGCTTCGTCGGCTTGCCTGGTAGCCTTTTTCGGCTCCCATTTCAGCTTGTACAGGGCCACCGTGTACGCTTCCACGGCAATTTCCTTGTACTTGACTTTGGCGAACTTTACGGAATCATCATAGGTCTTGCCGACTTCCTTGATGATGTTCAGTTCGTCCCACTTCGCCAGTTTCAAGCGAGTAAAGGCTTTCAGGTTCCGTCTGTTCATTTCCCGGATGGCTTTGTCCGCGCCGTCGTAAATCATTCGGCATCACCGCCCGGCGTATCTGTTCCATCCGGTTCATCCTGATTGCTTTGGGTTCTTACAACAACGCTTGTATTGGTTTCCCTGTCAAGTTCCTGTGCCTTGGCCTCCTGGTAGGCTTCATAGGCGATTGCCGCCGCTTCCGGGTCGCTCACCATGCCGCTGATTGCGTAGGCTTGCTTGGGCGGCACGCCAGCCCCTATCAGGGTGGTAAAGCTTTGGGTCTTCACAAGCTTATCTTCATAACTGCGCCGCCCGAACTTGGGTTCCATGTCGGATACCGCCAGCCCGTCAAGCGTGTTCGTCTGACGGCAAATTCTGAGCGCAATTTTCAGAAATTCGGTTTCAGCCCGTTTCCAGGCTCCTTCCGTTTCCAGAGCGCGGGCTTCGGCGTTCCACCAGCCGTTTTTCATGATCACCGCGCCGTTGTTGCTGCTGTCCGATGTGTTCCCGCTGCTCTGCGACGGCATACCCACAATCTGCAATACAGTTTGGTACATGTCATCAACAAGCGTCTGCGTCTGGCTCTGGTCAAGCTGTTCGTTCAGGTAATACACCCGGCTTGTCCGTCCGTCCATAGCGGGAGGAAGCTTCAAGGCCCCGGCTTCTTTCAGTTCGGTAATCTGTTCCATGGTCACATCCACGCCCTCAAATACCATGATGGCCTGAATGAACTGCTCGATACCGTCAAGTCGGTTGCTCTGTGTGGTGTTGATAGCGTCCAGCAGCGGAAGCACCACTTCAAACGCGCCCATGTAGATTGTGTTGCAAGGATACTCTACCAGTGTCACCATCCCGAAGTTATGCTGAACTTCGTTGATGATCTCAAAGGACGCATCCTTGCCGCCGTCGATGGTGTAGGTCACGTTGTCCGTGTATACCGTGTACCGAATACCGCCCTGCGGTTCGTCAAGGTATACATAGGTAACGCCCATCACAACCCGCTTGCTTACGTCGTTCAACCTTACTACGAATGTGTTGCGCGGGTCGGGGATGTATATTTCAAACGGCGCTTCGTCCATCAAATCGCCCGGATTCGGCGCTCTGTCGTGAACGATCAGCCGGTATCCAACCCCATACGTGAATATCTTGTAAGCCAAATCCATATCTTTACTTTGTTTCCCTTCGGAAATCATCATGGAGTTCAGCTTTTCAATCTTCTTGGGTACGCTCTTTTTGCTTCCCCGCGACACGTACTGAATCGGTTCCCCCGCAAACTCAGCCGTTTTGAATGTCACAATCTGATTGGCGATATTTACCACAATCCGATTGTCCGCAATATCGGCGTTTAGTTTCTTGTGCCTGTCCAAAATCGGCTGTATTCCCCGCAGATACTTTTCCAGGTATTCTTCCTCAGCCCGGTTTTTCAGGTGCGTGCCCATGGCCTTTGCCAGCACGTCCACCACGTTCCCCCGGTTGATTTCTCTTTCCCCTGTGAATATCTGCCGCCTTCCGTGAAGCCCTGACGGCTTAACGTCGCTTTGGCTGCGTACTACATCCGCTTCTAACTGCGCCATGCCGTCGCTCCCTTCCAGCCAAAATAGAAAAAGCACCCTTTTGACAGCCCGTCACAGGCTTGCACAAAAGAGTGCCTTAATAAGTCGGTCTTACCCAATAGCATTTTACCACAACATATAGTTGTTTGTCAACTGCTATCTACAATATTTTGTGTTTATTTCTTAAATTTTCACTTTTTTCGATTTTTTGCGGCATTCTGCCGAACAAAACAACTGGCTTCCAGTAATCTTAACAAATTCAGAACCACATAATTTACACTTTGCATGTACTTGTCTCGCAGAAAACAAGGAAGTTCGCCCTCTCCCTGTTGGCGTTGATAATGCTTCTTCTTCGCTCCACCCAAGTTTCTTGATTCTATTATTTACCGTACCATAATTAAGACCACGAACATTGCATTTGTGCATAAGTGATTGTTTTTCCCTTGTCGATGGTTCATCTATCGCCTTTTCTACATCCCAACCCATTTTTGTTATCCTGTTATGTATCATGTCATAATTTTTGCCAAGTTCAATACAAAGCTTCATTAGTTGAATATGTCTTCCCTTATAGTCTACCCATATAGTTTCCCTTTTGTTAAAATTCTGCTCTGGAAGTGGTATCCATTTGCAATTCTCTGGGAAATAATCACCATTTACATCAATACGTTCGATTGTCAAATCGTCCCTGTATCCGTTCGACAAAGCCCAATCTGCAAAATTGTCAAACGATTCAATCCATGGCTCATACATTTTTATCCCTCTGCCACCGTAATCAGAGTATCTCCCATCGCGTTCCGATAAGCAACGCCGCTTTATACCATTCCATTTTGTCCACAGTTTTTTATTTTCATCAACCCTATGTATGTACCTTGGTGGAATTTTACCTTTATTGCACAGCATAATAATCTCTCCTTACCACGGTCTTTGCATAATTTCTACTTTTCCAACCGTCAGTGTCCGAATAAGTGCTGAAAGCTGGGCAATTCCGTCCGGGGCATCGTCGTGCGGAACCTTACCGCTTCTTGTAAATGTTGT